GACCGCCGCTGCCTTCCGTGGCGAGCGAAGCGTACCCCACACCCCAGCCCGGTCAAGCCGGGACGCCCCCGGACGCCCGGCGGCCTGCACCCGCCCCGCCCGCCCGCGGCCCCGCCCGCAGGACCGCAGACTGAGCCACACCGCCCCCGCGCGAGGGGGGAGGGTCCCAAGAGTTGACTCCCTCTTACCCAGCAAGGACTTGTGACGAATTGGACACGGTGTCCAATTGGGGTATGCTGGGGGTGTGCGGAATCGAATCCTCAGTGTGCGGGTGAGGTATGGCGGAATTGTTGGACGGGGTGGACGTGGCTGGTGGAGGAACTGGTAAGAAGCCGGTCCCGCCGCTGAGTCCGAAGGGTCAGACGCTTTACAAGAAGGATGTGGAGGCGGCTCGTGCGAGGGCGGCGGAAGCGGAAGCGGAGGCGTTGAGGTTGCGGAGGCACTTGGAGGCTCGTGAGGCGGGTCAGCGGGAGTGGGCGGCGAAGTTGGCTCGTGGTGAGACGGAGGCGGTGACGAGTGCGGTGATGGCGAAGGTTCTGGGCCAGCGTCGGGAGCAGGACGACGGGCCGGTGGAGGAGTTGTTGCGGACGTGGCTGGACGCGAAGGGTTTCGAGGTGTTTGTGCGGATGCTGGAGGAGCGTCGTGGTGCGGAGCAGCGTGCGGAGCGTGAGCGTGTGGAGTTGGAGCGCGGGGGTGCGGAGTTGCCGCCGAGCGAGGTGGAGAAGATGTTGGAGGGGGTGATGTCGGAGATATTGTCGCGGGGCCGGTGATCGTGCTGGGCAATTCGCGTGCCGAGTGCTTGTCAGAAGTGCGTCAGAAGTGCGTCAGCGGAGGGTGACGGGATGAAGTTTCACGAGCAGGTTCCTCGGGACGTGAAGGGGAACGTGGAGTTTCGGCGGTACTTGCTTGCGGAGAACCGGAAGTATGGCGGGAAGTTCCGGCGTTGGGTGCGTGAGGCATGTCGTCGGGACGGGCTGTTCTACATCAATTCGTTTGTGTGGCAGTTCAATCCGAAGGCGTTCGGGGATTGGTCGCTGGAGTTGGGTCCGTTCGTGACGCCGGCGTTTCAGGACGAGGCGTTCCTGACGATCAACGATCACATCGAGCGGGGCCGGGACTTGTTGTTGGAGAAGTCTCGGGACATGGGTGCGTCGTGGCTGTGCTTGTTGGCGTTGGAGTGGCGGGCGAGGTTCTTGAAGCGTCAGAAGTTCTTGGCATTGAGCCGGAACGAGACGGTGGTGGACGACGTGGAGGAACCGGACTCGCTGTTCTGGAAGCTGGATTTCGTGCATCGTTATCTGCCGGAATGGCTGTGCGGGCCGATCAAGAAGGGGAGCGCGAACAAGGGTCACAGTCCGGAGCCGGGTGTTCGGCGTCGCCGGTTGAGTTTCTACTTCGAGGAATCGGATTCGTACATCACGGGCGAGGCGACGACGAGCAAGGCGGGCGTGGGCGGCCGTGCGACGGCGATCTTCTTGGACGAGTTCAGTCAGATCGACCAAGCGCGTGCGATCCTGCACCGCACGAGCGACACGACGAGTTGCCGGATTTTCAACGGGACGCACCTCGGCGTCGGAACGGTGTTCGCGGAGTTGTGTGATCCGCGGAGCGCGATCGGCGCGTACATCGACAAGCTGCAACTGCACTGGAGCCTGCACCCGGACAAGCGGCGGGGGTTGTACAAGTCGACCTCGCCGGTGCAGGTGTTGGACCCGACGTATGCGTACCCGGCGGATTACCCGTTCGTGACGGACGGCAGCCCGGCGGGCGGGCCGTTCCCCGGTCTGCGGAGTCCATGGTACGACGACCAGTGCCGGCGGAAGGGCAGCCGGCGGGCGGTCGCGATGGACTTGGACATGAACCCGCAGGGGGCTCAGGCCGAGTTCTTCGACGCCATGCTCATCAACGACCTGATTCGCAAGTGCGAGGATGCGTGGTGGGTCGGCGACATCCGGTACGACCGTGCGACGGGTCAGAACCCGGAACTGGTGGTGACGGCGGGCGGCGCGATGAAGATGTGGGTGTACCCGGACTATCGGGGCGGGGTGACGCCGGGGACGTACGTGATCGGCGCCGACTTGTCGGTGGGGTCGGGCTCGACGCCGAGTTGTGCGACGGTGTTGAAGGCGCGGGGCGACGGTGCGGGTCGGAAGGTCGCGGAGTACGTTCACGCGTGGAAGCGGCCCGAGGACTTCGCGGAGATTTGTGCGGCGATGGGCTGGCTGTTCCGGTCGATCGAGGGGACGCCGGCGAAACTCGCGTGGGAAATGCAGGGACCGGGCGTGCAGTTCAGTGCGAGGCTGGAGGACATGGGCTACCCGAACGTGTACTACCGGGTGGACGAGTTCGACCGCGAGAAGCGGGTGAGCCGGAAGGCGGGCTGGTATCCCGACCCGAAGTCGAAGCTCTTGGTGATGGGCGAGTACCGGGCCGCGTTGCAAAACGGTCACTTCGAAAACCTGAGCGAGCCGGCGCTGCGGGAGTGCCTGAACTTCGAGTACAGCGGCAACACGGTGAAGCACGGGTTCGAGGAATCGGACGACCCGTCGACGGCGAAGGTGAACCACGGCGATCGTGCGTGGGCGGATGCGATCGCGTGGATGCTGGCGAAGGGTGCGGGCTGGGAACCGGAAGAGAAGGCTCGGGAATCCGAGCCGTTGGTGGGGACGCTCGCGCATCGGCGGGCGTTGGCGGGGATGGCGGCGCGTGCTGAAACGAACGGTTGGTGATATAGTTGCTCCATGCTCCGCACGCTCTGCCGCCGTCTGGGACGCTGGTTGACACTTCGCTCGCTCAGTCGCGGCGACTCAGTGGTGCTCGCGACGGGCTACTGCCTCGACAGCGGAATGGTGTTCCTCCAGATGCGCGACCCGAACGGTCTGCATTGGGACTGGACGCTCTCGCCGGATCAGGCCCGCGAGTTCGCATGGAAGATCATCGGTGTCGCCGACCTCGCGGAGCAGGCGGCGGAAAACTGCTGAAAGGATTCAGCCGTGGCGAAGAACGATGTGAACATCCCGCGGCTCGCCTCGGCGATGACGAAGGCCCGGCTTTCGCTGCGGCGCTTCCGTGAGAACCGCCGGGAAATGGTCCGGCAGTACGTCGGCTACCACTGGTCGGAGTACGGCGCCGACAAGCGGGTGCCCTTCAACCTGATCGCGGCCTACTGCCGGATCGTCGGCCGTCACCTCATCGCGAAATCCCCGCAGGTCCGGCTCAGCACGTTCGAGCGTTCCGCCAAGCCGATCGTCTCGGCGATGGAAACGTGGGTGAACGCGGAAATCAACCGGATGCGGCTGGCCCAGACGCTTCAGCGGATCGTGCTGGACGCGATGTTCTCCATCGGGATCGGGAAGGTGGCGCTCGCCTCGCCGTCCGATTCGTCGATCGCGGGTTGGCAGACGCCGGCGGGGCAGCCGTTCATCGAACGCGTCGACCTCGACGACTTCGTATTCGACGTCCACGCGCGGAGCTTCGAAGAAGTCGGGTACATCGGGCACCGCTACCGCGCTCCGCTGGACGTGGTTCGCGAGGACAAGTCGCTCTCGCCGAAGCGGAAGAAGCTGGAGCCGAGCCCGCACAACCAGTTCAACGCGGAAGGCGACGAACGCATCGACGTGATGGGCAAGGGCTGGTACTCGAACGAGGAGGAGTTCGAGGACTTCGTGGACCTGTGGGAAATCTACCTGCCGCGTCGTCGGACGCTGCTCACGCTCGCGGCCGACTACGGCTCGGGCGGGCCGACCGGTGAAATCCTGCCGCTGAAGGAAGTCGAGTGGATCGGCCCCGAGAAGGGACCGTACCAGACGCTTTGCCTCGGCGGCGAAGTGCCCGGCAACCCGATCGGGAAGGGAACGATTCAGGATTTGTTTGACCTGCACCTCGCGCAGAACGAGCTTCTGCGGAAGATCATGCGGCAGTCGGCCCGGCAGAAAGAGGTGTGGGCGTTCGCGGTGGGGAACGAGGCGGACGCTCGGAAAATCGCCGAGGCCAACGACGGCGACTTGGTGGGTGTGACCAACCCGGATCTGGTGAAGCCGATTATCTCGGGCTCGGTCGCACAACAGTCGATCGCGGTGCAGGAAATCTTCAAGCAACTCAACTCGTGGCTCGCCGGCAACCTCGATTCGATCGGCGGCCTCGAACCGCAGGCCAAGACCGCCACGCAGGACAAGATGCTCAGCGAGGCGGCGAGCGCGACGATCGCGGACATGCAGGACCGCACGCTGCTGTTCACGGGCGACATCGTGGAGCGGGCGTGCTGGTTCTGGCACCATCACCCGCTGAAGGAAATGAAAACCTTCTGGAACCCGAGCGGGCTGGAAGAATACGCGATCCCGCGGCTCGTGACGCCGGCCCAGCGGCAGACGCTCCGGTGGGACGACTTGGCGATCAAGGTCAATCCGTACTCGCTCCAGAGTCAGACGCCGCAGATGCAGTTGTCGGCGATCAACACGATCGTCACGCAACTCGTCATCCCGCTGCTGCCGCTGGCGCAACAACAGGGCGTCTACCTCGACCTGAACAAGCTGCTCTCCGTCATCGCGAAGTACGGCAACCTGCCGGACCTCATGGACATCCTGCATGTGCAGGAACCGATCACGCAGGAGCAGGAGCCGGCCGGCCCAACCGCCGGCTCGGCGCCCGGCCCGAACGGCGGCGAGTACATCCGTCGCTCGCTCGGCGGCGACACCAACAAGGCCCGCATGGCGTCGATCGTGAACGGCGCCATGGCGGGCGGCCCGGCCGGCGGTTCTCCGCAGGCCCAGCAATTCGCTCAGGGAGCCGCGTGATGGACAAGTGCCCGAAGTGTGAACGGACCATCGACAACAAGACCGTGTACGCGGCCTACGGCAAGGACGTGTGCCGGCTGTGCGACATGCTGGGCGAGGAAGCCCTGCCCGCGGCGACGCCGAGCGCGTGGCCGGTGCTGTCGGACGCGCTGGCGGTCCACCCGAAGCAACTGGATCAGGTTCGCGAGCGGAACAAGAAGCACGGGCTCGGGAACATCGAGTACCTGCCGGACGGTCGACCCGTCCTGAAGGATCGCGGGATGCGGCGAGAACTCATGCGGCTCGAAAAGGTTCACGACAAGCACGGAGGCTACGGGGACTGATGGACGCCAGCGACGACGAGAAGCAGGCGATGATCGAAGTCGGCCGTTTCCTCAAGAGGAACGGCTTCGATCGTTTCAACACCGAGGTTCTGCAAGACAAGCTCGGCTACCCCGTCGCCGGCTTCCAACGCATCCGGCTGCGGGTCGTGATCGGCCCGCGGTGGACGACGATGTACCGCTGCCGCATCGCCGGCGGCGTGTTCGAAGAGGCGGAATCGGTGCCCACCGCGTACACCGAAAAGATCGCCGACGACGTGCTGAACCGGCTGAAGGGTGAGCGGCGCACTTAACCCCTGATTCGGCCGGTGGATGGAACCAATTGGACACGGTGTCCAATCGACCACGGAGGTAGGTCATGGCGGACGAGTTGACCATCAATGCTTCGGTGCAGTACGCGGACGCGAACGACGTGCAAATGTCGCTCGCGTGCCCCACGGATTTCCTTGCCACGATCGCGAGCGCGACCCCGCTCGCGTATCAGGGCAGCCAGTCGATCGGCACGTCGGAAACGGCGATCAACCTCGGCGGCATTTCGTCGCTCGGGTACATGCTGCTCGTCAACCGCGACCCGGTGAACTACGTCGACATCAAGACCGGAACCGGGGGTACGATCTTCGCGAGGCTGGACCCGGCCGGCGGCATGTTGCTGCTCAAAGTCGGGTCGGGTGTCACGGCTCCGTACGCCATCGCGAATACTGCGGCGTGCGTGATCGAGAAGTTCGTCGGGGCGTTGTAGCGCGGATTCCTCTTGCGTTTTGGCGATCCGCCTCTAACTATGCAGGTGCCGGGAGTGCAACCCGGCACAGCCTCGGTTGTCCGCTTTCCCTGCACCGGAGCGGCGGCCGAGGCACTGAACATCCGGTGCAGGATGAAACCGGAGGCCACAGTGGCCGCCCCAGCGACGGAACCGCAACCCAAGTCCGAACTCCCTTCCAACCCGCTGTTCGACGCGGAAGAGGAAACCACGCTGGAGAACCCTCCGGCGCCGGCGCCCGCTCCCGCACCGCCCGCGAAGAAGCACAAGGATCGGCACGTCAAGGAAGCCCTGAGCTACGGCTTCTCGCCGGCGGCGATCGAGGCCGCATCCCCGGAGGAGCTTCACAAGGCGCTCGTCGATACCCGGGAGTGGTTGGCCCGCGAAATGGCGGCCGTCCAGCGGAACGATGTCCGCATGTCCGCGGTGGACGCCCGCAACGCTCCGAAGCAGCAGCCGGTCGCCCAGCCGGAACCTCCGAAGGACGAACTCGACCTTGAGGACGCGGAGAGTTGGGACCCGAAGATGCGGACCCTGTTCGCGACCGTGAAGCAGCTTCGCGACGAGAACGCGACCCTGAAGGAAGGGTTCAAGAAGCGCGAGGAACGCGACTTCGATGCGATCGTCGACAACGCGTTCGCGAATCTGCCGCCCAAGTTCAAGTCGTTGCTCGGCGAGGGCACGCTTGCGGAACTGATGGAGGCCGGTGACACGAAGGCCCAGATGCGGCGCCGTTCGGTGTTCATCGCCTCGGGCGTGGCGAAGGGCAAGCACACGCCGAAGAAGATCGCCGAACTCATCGCCGCCGCCGCGGACATGCTGTTCGACGTGCCCGAGCAGACGCCGGCCCCGGCGGGCAAGACCAGCCTGTACGCCGGCGGTGCCGCACCCGAAACCGCGACCCCGCACCACTCGACGGCCCAGCAGCGGGATCGCGGACGGTTCGGCCCGATCGACCCCGAAGCATGGAACGCATCCGGGGCCGCCCGCCCGGTGCAACGCGTTCCGCAGGCCGAGCCGGACGGCAAGAAGAAGGCAACCGAAAACCTCGCTCGCCGGCTGGAAGAGATGGGGTACTCGGCCTCGGGCGATGTTTCGGCAGACGATTTCCTGTGAACCCGCCGACGTTCGACGGGTGAAGGATTCACTCACAAGGTTCCTGAAGGAGTAGGACATGGCACTTCCCGGCGCGCTCACACCGCAAGCGATCGGCGACTTGGTGGTGTCGACGCTTCGCGACCTCGGTCGTCCGAAGTTCACCGACATCTCGTCGAATCTCCAGCGCCACACGGCCATGCGGAACCTGCTCCGCAAGAACCGTGTGGAGCTTCAGTCCGGCACCGGCGTCCAGTTCAACGTGATGGTCGGGCAGACCAACGCGGCGGCCAACGTCGGCCTCGGCGCTCCCGACAACGTGAACATCGTCGACGTGATGACGCAGGGCACGACCGACTGGCGCAACTCGTCCTCGAACTACGCCACGATCGGGCAGGAAATCTCCATGAACCGCGCTCCGTCGCGGATCACGGACCTCCTGCAAGAGCGGCGTCTCGGCTGCCTCATCAGCCTCGCCGAACTCATGGAATCGAACTTCTGGGGTTCACCGGTCGCGCTCGCGGACACGCTGACCCCGTGGGGCGTCAATACGTGGCTCTGCAAGACGGCGACGGCCGGCTTCACGGGCACGGTGCCCAGCGGGTACACGACGATCGGCGGCATCAACCCGACGACGTACCCGAACTGGTGCAACTACGGGGCGCCGTACACGAACGTCACGAAGGACGACCTGATCCGCGCGTGGCGTAAAGCGGCGACGTTCACCGACTTCCAGCCCACCGTTGAGGGCATCCCGACCTTCAACACCGGCGACCAGTACGGCTTCTACACGAACTACGGCGTCATCGGGCCGCTGGAAGAAGCGCTCGAATCCCAGAACGACGACCTCGGGCCGGACGTGGCGAGCATGGACGGCAAGACGGTGTTCCGTCGCGCTCCGGTGATGTGGGTGCCGATCCTCGAACGCGACACCACGAACCCGGTGTACGGGATCAACTGGGGCGTGTTCAAGACGATCATCCTCGAAGGCTGGTGGCTGAAGGAAACGGTGATTCCGAACTACCCCGGCCAGCACACCATGACGGCGTACTTCATCGACTGCACCTACAACTGGTGCTGCAAGGACCGCCGCCGCAACTTCGTGCTGTCGACCGGCACGACGTACCCGAGCTAAACCTCCGCGAGGGGTTTCCCCTCGCTTCCACGATCGCCCAACCCAGAGAGACGAACATGGACCCTCGAACCGAATCGCTGCCGCAAAACCGCAGCCAGCCGAAACCGAAACCGAACCTGTGCCCGTTCGGTTGCACGCTGGCCCAGCACGACGAGAGGGGCTACTGCAAGCACCTCGTCGGGTGGACGCTGCACGAGAAGGATTCCGAGGGCCGCACGAAGATCGAAGCGCGTCGCGTGATCCACGACGACCGCGAGGCCGCCATTCACGACCCGAACAGTCCCGAGTGCTTCGTCGGGCGTTCGGACATCGTGGTGGCGATGCCGACGCCGACTTCCCGCGTGTACCGGCCCGGCCCCGGCGACAAGGTGGTGAATCACCCCGACGCCGTTCGGAAGAACGCCGAAGTCACGATGGAGTTGATCGGCCAGCAACAAGAACTGCTCGCCCAGCTTCGCGAGGAGCGGGAAGCGGATCGCAAGGAACTCGCCGAACTTCGCAAGAAGCTGTCGGCTGTCGTCGACTGACCTGAAACCACACGCTTCAAGGGAGTGAGGCTCCGATGAACACGATCGACGTTCTGCAAAACACCGCCGCGAACACGAACCGCGGCCCCTCCGATGTCATCTGGGGCAATTGCCCGTGGCTGGATCTCATTGAGAATCCCGCCCGCGGCATGACGTTCTGGGATGACTTCAGCGGCGGCGGGAACATCCCCACCGCGGGCAGCGGCGCGATCGCGCAGGGCTTGTCCGACAAGTGGTCGATCTACGCCTACCAAGGCGCGACGCTCGTGGACGGCGCCGGCGAAGGCGGCGTTCTGACGTTCGGCTCGGACGGCGACAACGAAGGGGTGGCGCTCGGGCCGACCTCCGGGGCGTTCCGGCTGGTCACGACCTCGACGCTCGCTCTCAACAAGAAGCTGTGGTTCGAGTGCCGCATCAGCCCGTCGACGGTCACGGCGACCAAGACGGAATACTTCGCCGGCCTCTTCAGCGGGTTCCTGACCGCGGGCCTGCCGACCGCCGCGGTGCCCATCACCACGACGGATGACACGCTCGCCGACAAGAACCTGATCGGCTTCCACATCAAGGCGACCGCGAGCCCGACCGAAGTCTGCTTCGTGTACAAGCTCGCCGGTCAAACCGTGGTGTACCCGACGAACCTGCAAACCCTCATGGCGTCGTCCGGCAACTCCGTGCTGACCGCCGGGGCGTGGGTGAAGCTCGGGTTCCTGTTCGACCCGGACGCTCCGACGAAGCAGATCACCAGCGCTTCGACCGGGCAGACGGCGGGGCAGGTGAAGCGGCCGCTCATCCGCATCTTCGTGAACGGGCTGGAACTGCCGGCGTTCCTCACGTCGGACAACCTCGGCGGGAGCGCCTTCCCGACCGCGTTCATGGGACCGGGCCTCGCGTGCATGAACCAGAGCGGTTCCTCGCCGGGAACGATGTCGGTGGATTGGGTGCGTGTCGCGCAACTCGCGAACTCGTGAGTCACGGCCCGGTTCACATCACAGTCGTCACCACCGCGAGGGAACCCGGAACGCTGGGTTTCCTCGCGATTCACCTTCACCGGAGAACCTGCATGGCAAAGAGCAAGGCCAAGCCGAAACGGGCGAAGAAGAAGCCCAAGAAGAAGCCAAAGGGCAAGATGGCATACTGAGTCACCGCGGCCGGGTCACACCGGCCGCTTTCCTACCCGCGGTGCCGCATGGCCGAATCCAGCCTGAACGACCTGTACTACGACATCGCCGGCGACATCGGCGTGTACCTCGGCTGGGGTTCCAAGCGGACGGATTGGGACGACGACCAGTTCGACCGAATCAAGCGCTACATGAAGTCCGGCCTCCGCACCTTCTACTTCCCGCCGCCGATCGACGGCGTTCAGTACGAGTGGAGTTTCCTGAAGCCGGTCGCCACCGTCTCGCTCGCCACCGACGAGCAGTATGGGACGCTGCCCGAGGACTTCGGCGGTGTCACGAGTCCGATCACGGTGCTGGCGTCCGGTTCCACAGTGCATCAGCCGCAGCCGCTTCGCCTGACCCTCGAAGCCGCGATCCGCGAGCAATACGCGGCGATGCCGACGACGACCGGGCGGCCGGTGATGGCGGCCCTCGTGGCGGACATCGTGCCGACCCTGAAGCGGTCGAACCGGCAACGGATGTGGTTCTGGCCGATCGCGAACGGGGACTACTCGATTCAGTTCCAGTACCAGATCATCCCCGAAATGCTCTCGGGGAACCTGCCGTATGCGTACGGCGGGGCGCAGCACGCCGAGACGATCTTGGAGGCGTGTCTCGCGCAAGCCGAGTTGAAGGGCGACGATCAGGCGGACGGGCCGCACGCGATGAAGTTCCGCGAACGGTTGTCGGCGTCGATCGCGCAGGATCGGAAGATGACGGCGGCGTTCGCGGGTTACAACGGCGATCGGTCGGACGCGTACGAAGGCGGTCGGACCTTGAACCGGCGGTCGTACTTCCCGGTGCAACAGATCACCTACAACGGCTCGGAGATTTGAACCATGTTCATCGAAACACTGTCGCAGCCGCTCTATCAACTCCGCGGCACGAACAGCACCGACAACGGCCAAACCCCTCCGACCACTCGCATCGGGCCGCCCTCGGGGCTGGGCGATTCGGCTTCGCAGGCCACGTCGCCGGCGATCATTCAGGGCGGGTACGGCGGCAACACCGCTCAGAACCGCTTGCTCGTGGTCCCGTACGGCGTCGGCGCGAACGCCAGCACGTTCAACCTGAACGTGTACTCGTGGCGGCCGATCTTGCTGCGGTCGTCGCAGCCGCAGACGATCCCGGCGAATCAACAGTGGGTCGCGGTGCTGCTGTGTCAGATCGCTTGCACGCTCTCCAACGGGACCACGGGCATCGCCGGCGGAACGCTCACCACGTCGACGTACTTCTGCTCCACGCTGGCGGTGACGTACGGAACAACCGCTTCGGTCGAAGTGGTGTCGACGGCCGCGGGCCGGATCGCCTC